ATTTTGGTTTACTTTTGTTAGTTTTATTTTTAGTGGATTATACTTAACAGGTATTCTCAAAGAGAACGAACATAAAGAAGAATTGATCACTATAGTAAGCCACGCCGTAGAAAGCATTATTCTTATCAGTGGTCAAATTTGGATATTAGCTAGATATATTAGAGGTAGAAACGAAGTTAAAAAAATAGCAGAAGCAGAAATTTTAAAAGCGGAGCCAAAAAATCATGGAAAAAAGCAAAGAGTTAATCAGACTAGAAGTAGAAAAACTAATAGTAAAAACCAAAGAAAGACTCCAAGAAGTTAAAAGATTTGCAATATCAGAAGCATGGAAAATTTTACAGTTAGCTACAGCTTCTGTTATTCAAATTATAGAAGTTATAGGTAAAGATTTAGAGGGTTCAGACAAAAAAGCTTTAGCTCTAAGTCTTCTTAATAGGTTTTATGATAGTGTTTTTCTTGTTGTTGATATTCCTGTTGTGCCAAATATTTTAGAGCCTATGATACATAAGTATGTTAAATCGTTTCTTATGGTGTTGGTAGGAGCATCAATTGATGCTCTAGTTACAACATTCAGAGAAACAGGAGTTTTTTTAAAGACAAAAGTAGCTGTTAACTAAGAAAGGTTTATATGGATTATACTCAAACTTTTGAAGAATTTAGTAAAGGCTTGAGCAAAACGGATTTGGCTCTTTATGCTGGTATAGGAATCGTTCTATGGGTTTTATTTAAGGAAAAACTAAGTCCAGTAGCAAAAATAGTTCAAGATCTAGTTAATTCTTTTAAAAGTAAGGTTGTTGCAACTCCCATTCCCAAAAATCCTGTACCAAGTTTATCTGACCTAACATTGGTAGTATCTGACGGCGTGAAGCCAGTTGTATCAGCAACATCAACGGCGTCAACAAATACTAATGACTTGTTTTTTAATCTGGTTACTTCTTGGAAACAAACAAGAGACTTGGCTGTAAAAAGTGGTTGTGATCAAGCGGTTAAGGTAGCGGATCAAATGTTTCCATATTTAAGTCCAACAGTATGCAAGGAAAATACAGATGAATAAAAAATTACTACTTGTTATAGCAGGATTACTAATACTATTTGGATTGATAAAACCAGATTTATCATCACTATTTAATAGAAAAGAAGTTGATCAGATAGTTGTTGTCACACCACCATCCGACACTAAATTAAGAGAGGCTTGCGGCGCAGTTATAGAAGCCTTGAAAAGCGGCGGATCATCAAGAGTTAAGGATGGTCTTAGATTATCTGATTTAGCTTTTGATCTTTCTACATTGGTTGAATTAGATGGTGAAGATATGGTCATAAAAACAACAGATGATCTTAGATTTGCTAATGCTCTTAGTGGTCCGATGTTAAGAATGGATATTAAGGGAAAATATCCAGAGTTAGCGAAGGCAGCTAATGCTGTTATAATAGTTGCTATTGGAGAAGATAATATTCCATTAGATCCCGAATTAAGAGCCAAGGCTGTTGAAGGTTTTAGAGCTTTGGCTTGGGCTTTTGTAGAAGGAACCAAATAATGCCACGTTTTTCTCCAAATGATTTATACAATAATTATCGTAAAGGTTTTGCAGGATGCTTATGGGAAGAGCATGTTTACGAACAGTTATTAGAAAATTCTAAGTATGCTTTCTTTGGAGACGGTGCTAAAAAAATAAAAAATAGCGGAAAGGGTAAACTTAGTACTCCTTATAAAAGTGTGTTAAAATTTGATAAAAATCCTTATAATGAAAGACAAACCACTGGAGATTGTGTATCTCACGGAACACGAAATGCGTGTGATGTTAGCCGAGCAGTAGAAATAGATGTTCATCGTGAAAGAGAGGGCTGGATAGCACGAGGAGCAACCGAAGCAATATATGGTGCTAGAGGCCACAGTGGACAAGGAATGAGTTGTGCTAGAGCAGCAACTTTTGTAAGCGAAAATGGCGGAATATTAGTTAGAAAAGACTATAAAGGTATTATTGATCTTAGTAAATATAATGGTAACATAGGCGCTAATTGGGGAGGTAGAGGCTTACCAGATCCCGTTATTGATCTTGCTAACGATCATCAAATTAAAACAGTTAGTCTTGTTAAAACTATAGAAGAAGCGAGAGATGCTCTAGCTAATGGTTATGGTTTAGCGGTATGTTCTAGTTATGGTTTTAGTAATAAACGCGATAAAAATGGTATAGCTAATACTAGCGGAAGCTGGGCTCATTGCATGGCTTGGATAGCATGTGATGATACTGGTAGCGAACCATTATTCTTAGTACAAAATAGTTGGGGAAAGTGGAATGATGGAGGTCATCCAGCATGGGGTCCAATTCCAGATGGTTCATTCTTAATCAGGGCAGAAGTTGCAGCAGGGATGCTTGCTCAAAATGGCTCATACGCATTTAGTCAATTTGACGGTTTTCCAGTTCAAAAACTTCCTTCTTATGGTTTTGAGGCATATTTATGAATCTCAGAGATAGAATAGCATTAAATCATTTATTGAAATTAATTACCAATTTCGTATTAAGTGTATTAAAGATATTAGTTCCACAAAATACAGAAAAGACCGATCCGCCAAAACCTAAACGTAAAATTCTTCCGTGGAGGAATAAAAGTGAATAAAGTATTAGGAATTTGTTTATTAGCCTCAGTAATTATATCTACGGATTATGGTTATAATGGATCAACTACAGCACCGGTTGTATTAACAGGAAGTATAATTAAAGCTAAAAATGTAGATAATGTTAAAAAATATAAACGTAAAGATTGTCCGGTCTGTAAAGGTCAAGGATGGTATTGGAGCGGCGACGGTATTAAAAAAGTAGATTGTGGATACTGTGAACCCGACAATAAAAAAGAATCAGAAATTACACATCCTCCAGCAATTTTAAAATCAGACTGTAAAACAAGAGTAATAAAAAAATGAATTTAAAAGTCAAGAATGTCGGTGAAAGAGTTATGAAACAATCTGGTATTCCAGAAGACGAAAAATTTGGTAGCATCATTGCTATATTAATGGTTATAAGCATAATTTTAACGCTCATAAGAGTTTTACAAGAATGTAATAAAAATAAATTAAGCGGCGCTGAACCAAAAGAAAAGTGTGAAACATATGGACAAGAGATAAAAACATACTCAACCAGACGAGGCTGGTTTACAAAACTACGTATTAAAAAAGTACTACGCCAAAATATGTCAAAAGAACAATATAGCAAATATGGATTGCAACTAACAAACGCTTTGTTAGATAATGGAGAGAATCTCAAGGATGATGAAGTTATGGCTTTAGTGGAGGCATCAAATGTTTAATATTTTAGTATGGTGTGTATATGGTTTATTTGTTGGAAGTATAGCAAAGTCTATAGTTCCTGGTGAAGAAAAGATGGGATTTTTTCAAACCATAGCAATAGGCGTAGCCGGATCATACATGGGTGGCGCTGTTTTATATCTATTAGGCACATACGAGAGTCTAAGTCCTTCTGGTATTATAATGGGAATAGCTGGTGGTGTGCTGAGTTTAGTTTTATATAACAAGCTAACAAAAACATCTTGACCTACCGCTGGGTTGTGCTATAATATTAATTATGGAACGACCAAACTGGATAGATTATTTCTTAGGATTGGCTAAAGTTGTGTCACAACGAAGCCACGACGCTCAAACACAGCATGGTTGTGTTATTACAGATCAAAATCATAGAATTCTCAGCGTAGGATATAATGGTTTTGCAAGAGGATTGGATGATAATTTATTACCCAAAACCAGACCAGAAAAATATCCTTGGATGATACACGCCGAGAGAAATGCTCTATCTAATTGTACCATTAGACCAGAGAATGGAGTGGCTTATGTTACTGGTCAATGCTGTAATGATTGTATAATGGCTTTGTGGCAAGAAGGAATTAGTACCGTATATATGGCAGAAGATCATGGTACGCATTTATTCGATGCAGATGCTCAAAAAAGATTCAAGAGTTTTGTAGAAATGAGCGGAATTAAAATTGTATATGTTAAACCAAATCTTTCTTGGCTGAAACAATTGTGCGGTGTAATATGATGTATCGTAGTTGTTTTTATTTAATGCTAATGTTTTATTTCTATAATAGTATTACTGGAAATAATGAAATGGTTAATAGTTCTTTTCAAGGATTAGTAATACTTGGTCTTCTAGCGTTATTCAATAATAAGTAATATTCTAAGGAGAAAATATGTCCGCACTTCAAGAGCTTCAAAATTATACATTTGTTAGTAAATATGCTCGTTGGCTAGAAGATAAAAATCGCAGAGAAACTTGGAAAGAAGCTGTTGATCGTGTAAGAAACATGATGCATATTCAATATGCCGAATTTAATATCAAAGAAGATATCGATTGGGCCTATGATATTATGTATAAGAAAAAGGTCTTAGGATCCCAAAGAGGTCTACAATTTGGTGGAGAACCTATACTAAAACGCCATGCTAAAATTTATAATTGCACAAGTTCGTATTGTGATAGATTAAGATTTTTTCAAGAATGTTTCTGGTTATTGCTTTGCGGTAGTGGCACAGGCTTTAGTGTTCAAAAACATCACGTTGCTAAATTACCAACTTTAGAACACAATCCACCAGAAGATTTAGGTACAGTTTATGTGATTGAAGATAGTATAGAAGGATGGGCCGATGCACTAGGCGTTCTTTTAAGTAGTTATTTTAGTAAGCCCATTGAAGAATTTAAGCAATACAAGAATTGTCATATTTTATTTGATTACAGCAATATTCGTCCACAAGGATCCAATTTGAGTTCTGGTGTTGGCAAAGCCCCAGGATTTGAACCCCTAGCAAAAGGCTTAGAAAAAATACGAACACTATTAGATCGTTGTATCGCTAACGACCAAAAGAAACTTCGTCCAATTGATGCTTATGATATTGTGATGCATAGTAGTGATGCTGTGTTAAGCGGTGGCGTAAGACGATCAGCTAGTTTAGCTTTATTTAGTGCTGATGATGAAGAAATGGCCAAAGCTAAAACTGGTAATTGGTATATTGATAATCCTCAAAGAGCAAGAAGCAATAATTCTGCTCTTTTGCTAAAGGATGAAACTACTTTGGAACAATTTGAATCTTTAATGGAAAGTGTTAAAGAGTTTGGCGAACCTGGATTTATCTGGAGTGACTCTACTGAAATGACATTTAATCCATGTGTGGAAGTTGGTATGTGGCCAGTAGACGAAGAAAGTGGTAAGAGCGGATGGCAAGGTTGTAATTTATCTACTATTAATTGTTCATCTATTGAAAGTGAAGAAGACTTTTATGAAAGATGTAAAGCAGCCGCTATTATTGGAACGCTACAAGCTGGTTTTACTAAACTAGATTATTTGGGGGAAATTAGTTGCAAAATCTTTAAAAGAGAAGCACTGCTAGGTGTTTCCTTAACGGGCATAATGGAAAAACACGATATAGTATTATCAGAAAAGGTATTAAAGGCTGGTGCCAAAGTTGCTGTTGAAACAAATAAAGAAATTTCTAAAAAGATCGGTATTAATCAAGCGGCAAGAGTAACCTGTTTAAAACCAGAAGGTACAAGTAGTAGTATGCTTGGCACAAGTTCGGGCATCCACCCACACCACGCTAAACGATATATCCGCCATGTACAAGCCAATATTTTGGAAGCACCCTACCAACACTTTAAGCGTTTTAATCCGCAAGCCTGCGAAAAGTCTCGTTGGTCGGCCAATAATACCGATGAAGTTGTTAAATTTCCTATAGAAGTGCCTGATGGTGCTAAAACTAAAAATCAATTACCAGCAGTTGATATGTTATCAATTGTAAAAGATACTCAAAAGAATTGGGTTCATTCTGGTAAAAATAAGTCTTTATGCACTCAGGATTATTTGAGTCATAATGTAAGCAATACCGTTACTGTTAAACCAGATGAGTGGGAGCAAGTCACAAAATATATCTATGATAATCGTAAGTATTTTGCGGGTATTAGTCTTATTCCTCAAAGTGGTGATAAGGACTATCCTCAAGCACCATTTACAACAGTTTATACTAGTCGTGAAATCGTTAAAGAGTATGGAAATGCTGCACTATGGTGCTCTGGCCTAATTGAACTGGGTCTAAATGGTTTTGATAATAATCTATGGGCTGCTTGTGACTATGTTAGCATGAATCAAGCCAAAGAAAACGACAATAAAGAAAAATTATTGTTTGTTACCAAAATGAAGAATTTTGCCGGTAAATATTTTAATGGAGATGTTAAACGATTAACATATTGCATGAAAGATGTTTACAACTGGAAAATTTACTCTGATCTATTCGATAGTTATAAAAAGGTAGATTATACACAACTATTGGAAACAGAGGATAATACTGCTGGAATAGAGGAAATTAGTTGTGCTGGCGGCGCCTGTCTAATTTAATCCTATTTCAGTGAGGTAACCACATTGAGAAAGAACAGCAAAGATAAGAAAAAGTCTAGAGTTATAGATGCCACAAACGATTTAGAGACTGGCAATCCTACTTATAGAAATAGACTTAGACCAAGAACAGATAATCAAAAAGAATATATAAGAACCATAGCAGAAAACACTATCACCTTTTGTCAAGGTGTAGCTGGTAGTGGTAAAACACATATTGCTATGGGTATGGCTTTAGAATATCTGCTGGAAGACAAGGTAAAAAAAATTATCATAACCAGACCGGTTGTTGAAAGTGGTGAAAAAATTGGTTATCTTCCTGGCACAGCAGAAGAAAAATTGCACCCATATTTATTGCCAGTCTTGGATGAAATCTTACATTTTATTCCCATGAGTCATTATGCGTCACTTAAAATAAATAATAAAATAGAGATAGTACCATTGGGTTTAATGAGAGGTCGTAATTTTCATCACAGCTTTATAGTAGCAGATGAATGTCAAAATGCATCATATGATCAATTAAAGATGTTATTGACACGCATAGGTAATGATAGTAAAATGGTGTTAACTGGAGATATCAGTCAATCAGATCTTCATAGAAGTATGAGAGGCGGATTTATAGATTTAATAAAAAGTCTCTATGATATAGAAGGTATAGGAGTTTCTGAACTATTCAATAGCGATATTGTACGTAATCCTATTATCGGAAAGATTTTATCAAGATTAGATCAAACAGAAAATGAAAGTTCAAAGCAGTAAGTGTCTTTTATTAAATGCTGATTTTACTCCATTGTCTATTATGGAGTGGACAAAAGCGATCATGTGGAGTATGAGATATGTTGATAATCCAACATATGGTATTGAAATATTAGACTTTTATAAAAATGACTATATCACTGGAGTCAATAATAAAAAATATCCAATACCAGCAGTAGCTAAAACTAAAAAATTTCTTAAACTTAATAGACAAAATATAACCTTTTCTCGTAAAAATATTTTCATTAGAGATGATTTTACTTGCCAATACTGTGGTAGTAAATTTGATATAGCATCATTAACATATGATCATGTTATACCAAAATCTATGTGGAATAATAACTCAGGTTCTCCAACGTCTTGGACTAATATTGTTACAGCATGTGTTGGCTGTAATAGAAAAAAGGGAAGCAAAACTCCCAAACAAGCCAATATGCCACTTAAAACTTTTCCCACCAAACCAACTAAAAATAATAAATACTTGCCAATCACGCATCATTTGGCTAAGATAAGTGCAGATATACCATACGAATGGAAAATCTATTTACCAGAATCATATATAATCTAATGCCAACCTACTCCTATTGCTGCAATAACTGTAATAAAAATTTTGAATTATTTTTTTATATCAAGGACTATTGTGAAAAACCTAAATGTTGTTTTTGTCAAAGCAACAAAACAAATAGAAATTATATCTTAGATGTTACCACCCAATCGGCGTCTGTTAAAAAAAGCGACAGCGAATTAAAAACTATAGGTGACTTGGCACAAAGAAATACAGAAAGAATGAGTGAAGATCAAAAAACTGAATTATATATCAAACACAATTCTTATAAAGAACATACTGGCGAATCCAAACCATTACCCACAGGTATGAAAAGAATAACTAGGCCACCCAAAATCAAATGGCCCGGCACATCAGATATCAAAAAGAGAAGGGATATTAAAAGATGAAAGCAGAGAATTGTATTTTTCAACCCAACACGGACATAGATTCTGTACAACAAATTGAGCCAGAAACAAAATTTTTTACGATCTTGGGCGATCATGATTTTCTAGACGAAAATAAATATCCAAGAACAAAAATAGAAAATAAAAACACTTTTGCTAAAGAAGTATGTAAAAACAATAGTCAAAAATTCTATATTAAAACTGGATCATACGGTAGAATTTATAATCCTATGGGATTATTTAGCGAAGGTAAGAGCGAAAAGTTTGTTGCTAAAATAGGTAAAAAAGAATATGATTTTAAAGAAGTAAACTTTAAGATTTTTGAAATGTATTTAAACTTTTTAGCCACTAAAAATATAGCATGGCTTAATAATGCAGAAAGAGAGCTGATATAATGGCGAAATCTAAACCTAATAAACAAAATAAAACTAAAACTAAAGAAATCGAATACGCTGTTAAGTATTTACATGAAAATAAGAAGATGTCATCTACAGACATCTCTTTAGAATTGGGGGTTGCAGAAGCCATTGTTGATGGTATAATCAACCAACCAAAGGAAGCAAAACCTCAGAGAGTTAGCAAAAGTCAAAATCTAATGACAAGACATACTGCTAGCAAAAATATTAATAATGTTAGTGTTATGACAGAGGCCGCTTCTCAATTAAATGATGAGCTAGTAAAAAATTTAAATTCTACAAATTCCAGAACAAGTCAAAACGCTATCTTTAGACCAAATGGCTAAAACATATATATCCAAATATTCAAACAATAAAGAAGTAAGTGCTGCCCAATATATTACTGAACTTATTTGTGAGAATAAAGCCAAAAAAGATAAACTAGATTTACATTACAGGTTTTGGCTAAATAAGAAATGGTCTGCATACTATAGAAATCAAATAGCCTCAGCCCATAAATTAGTTAGTAAATATAATGATGTTGCTATCGTAAGAGCCCTAAAGAATGATAGGGCGGCTAAAATTTATTCTCTGCGAGCACCACACCTGATACCTATCATAGAAGAAGAACAAATCAAATTAGATGCTGAAAATCGTGAAATGACTATGGTACTCAACAGACCATCACAAATTACATTTCAGCAGACACAAACCAAACATCAAAAAAACATATTTTCAAAATTAAAGGATATAGACAATGAAATTGATGGATGATGTTACAAAAACATTCGGTGATAATATTATCCTGAATGGCAATGCAATTGTTGATCGTAAAAGTGTAATCATTCCAGTTAGTCCATCATTAGATATTGCATTGAACGGAGGTATTCCAGAAGGCAGTTTCGTTGTATTAACAGGACAACCAAAATGTGGAAAAACCACAACATCATTAGATTTCTGTGCAACCGCACAAAAACCAGAATATCAAGGATCATTAAAAACACCTAGAGAAGTGTATTACCTAAATATTGAAGGTAGATTGAAGAAACGAGACTTAGAAGGAATACCAGGATTAGATTTATCTAGATTTCATGTTATTGGTAGTCAACAAGGTAAAATATTACATGCTGAAGAATATTTACAAATTGCAGAAAAAATTATTAATGAGGCACCAGGGTCGGTCTTGATAATAGATTCATATTCAGCACTATGTACAGAAGCTGAAATTACTAGTGAAATGGATAAAATGCAAAGAGCAGATGGTGCTAAACTCTTAGCGAAATTTTGTCGAAAGGTGGCTAATGTTATTCCTGTTAATAAAAATATTGTTATCGGCATTACTCACTTAATGGGTAATCCAACAGGCTATGGTGCAGAATTTAAGGAAAAGAGTGGACAAGCAATTGCCTATCAAACAGATATTAAATTACGGGCCAAAAGTTTCAAGCCGTGGGTACTGAGTGCCGATAGTAATCAAATAGGGCAAGAAATAGAGTGGCATGTAGTTTGTTCCGCTCTTGGGCCTCCGGGTGGTAATATTACTAGTTATATTCGTTATGGTCAAGGAGTAGATAAATATATGGAAGCTATTTGTTTAGCTTCTGATATGGGGCTTATTCAAAAGGGTGGTGCTTGGTATACTATGGGATCATTACCGGATAAGCCTAAATTTCAAGGAACTGAAAAGGTTAGGTCTTTTTTGCTAGAAAATCCTAAAGCATATGAAGATTTGGTTGTGTCGATCAAAGATACTATGGGAATCAAATGCAAGTAAAAGATTTAGATGGCAATATACATAACTGGCACTTGACAGGTAATATGGCTCATGGTAAAATCTCAAACAAGTCGAGTTTGCATCTAAAAACCAGAGCATTAATAAATACAATGTTTCCAACTTTGCAAGTATTGGAAGAAGTTCCAATTCCATTACGCAAAAGCGAAACGCTGTATTTAGATTTCTATTTACCACTTAAAAAACTATGCGTTGAGGTACATGGAGAGCAACACTATAAGTTTGTTAGTTTTTATCATAGTAATATGCTTTCGTTTTTAAAATCTCAAAAAAGAGATAGAGAAAAACAAGAATGGTGCGAAATTAATAGTATTCGATATCTGGCTTTTCCGTATCATGAAAATGAGATTGAATGGCAAAGGAGATTAGAAAATGAGTAAAACAGCGAAAGAAGAAATAAAATACTGGGATGATATTTTAGATGAATATGAGCAATCTATTGGATTGTCTTTATATAAAAACGACGCTTTACCAGAAGATGAACTGAATAACTATTTAACTATGACAAGGGATGCACTAGAAAAATTAAATCCAGAAGATTGTGCTCAGATATCATA